CCCCAAAAAAAAGGCGCGGGGGATTTAATCCACACCCCCCCGGCGCTCCGTCATCGTATTACATCGGCTGGCCGGTGATAGGGTTGATTGCGCGCCCGGTCACGGGGTCAACGGGCGGCACGACCGAATTGCCGATGCCCGCAAAGTCTGCGGCGGCAGACGCACCACCGGACAGCGGTTCACCCTCGCGGGTTTTCAGCACATTGCCGAGTCCGCAGCCCACGCCGCGATTGCCGGACTGCGAATAGCCGAAGAAACGAAGGGTCACACGGCCGTACATGCCGCTGTAAATGTCCTGCGGGGCAAGCTCCGCGTTGATATTGTCAATACCGACAACCTGCGGTTTCTGCTTGGTAGAGGCAGTCAAGACCCAGTGCCCCTTGCACTCCGGGCCGAAAGGCAGACCGTTTTTGCGCGTACCGTCGCCGTCCCACACGATGGAATCGAAGCGGGGACGCACACCGCCCCACAGCTTGCCCACAGCTTCCCGCGCCGCCGCCTCAATGGAAGCGTCGATGTCCGCTTTGGTAGCAACGTCGGTCTTGGGAATGAGGATGGTGACGGAATACTTGGGGTCGCCCTGTCCGCTCAGGGGCGCACGGGGCTGAATCAGGTTGCAGTAGGAAAGGCGAACTTCGCCGGTCAAGACTTTCTGAGCATCATTCTGATACATGATAGAATCCTCACTTTCTCAATTTACAGTTCATTTTGTAGCATTCTCACAGCTTCGTTGTACCTTTTTATCGACACCCTACCACTCGTCCACGGACGGCATAGTTCATGCTCCTGCGCATCTGCCAGCACGTCCAGCGCATCTCGAATGACATTCTGATAGTGCTCTTGCAGCCCATAGGTGCGGTCGCATTCACCGGGGCACAGGTCAGGGTCAAAGCACAGATTCGTCACCGTGTCCCGGAAATAGTCAGCCGCATCTCCACCCAGTTTGTCATCCAGCAGCCACGCAAAACGTTCTGGGCAGTCAATGTGAACCGTTTCGCCGTCCACGTTAAGTACGAGGTTTTCCTTCCGGTAAAGCGGCCCGTCTCGCACGTCAGCCATCCTGCGCCACCCCGGCAAAGTCCACGACAGCGGAGCTATACGCCGCACGCGGATCCTTCTCATCCGTCAGTGTAGCCTTGCCCTTTGGCTTCACAATCTGGTCTCCGAGCAATTCAGCAAAGCGCTTTGCGCCCACGATCTTTTCAAGCTGGGCAAGCGTTTTCGGCTCGTAGTCGTAGATAACCGCCTTGTCAAAGCCCGAATCCATCAGCTTTTGCAGTGCCGCATCCGTATCACGGAAAGCGCGAATGCTACGCCCCTCGACCACCTTGTAGCCGGGAATCTCTTTCCCGTCCAGAATCGCTTGCAGGGCATAACTCCGCAACCCTTCGTACCATTCGACCAGATTTGCGCCTCTGGTCAGCAGGTCACCAACCTCCGCATCAGTCAGAACGGGCGGCAGTCCCAGCACTTTGCGTGCGGCGGGGTCAAGCGGGTTCTGCGCCTTATCCGGCGTGATGCAGTCCTTAAAATCCTCCAAGGCGGTATTGAGCTTTGCCCGTGCTGGGCAAACGTCGCGCCCGCGGCAGAATTTACAGTGCGCACCTGCGCAGAACTCACCCTCGCCGTTGAAAGCCTTTTGCGCCGCAGGCTTGACCACATTTTCACCCCATGCCAGAAGCTCATCCACGGTCATTTCGCATTCTTTCACGTCCTGCGTGATACGGGGCTGTACAATCGCCATAGACACCCGCTTGATCTTGTCCCCGAAAACAGGCGTGTACCGTTTCAGTGCGCCCAGCGCGTAAAGCATCATCTGCGGATTGCCCTCCGCCTCTACGACAACACCCTGACCGTGCTTGTAGTCCGTGATGTGCAGGGTATCACCGCCGATGATGATGCAGTCACAAGTGCCAAACCCCTGCGGCACATAGTCGGACAGGTCAACTCGGACTTCCATGTTGACGTGTGGCGTTCCCTCATACCTCATACAGACCTCATACAGATACAGGACGTATGCCTCTGCGGTAGTCAGCATTTCGGGCTTGTAAAGCGGATGTTCTTGCAGCTTTTTCAGCTCGCTGTTGAATTTCCGCGTACTCATGACGGTGAACTTCTTGCGAGCATACAGCTCGCAAATGCTGTGTGCCAGCGTTCCCTCCTCCGCATACTCTGACGTTTTCGGGGGAAACTGCATCTCGTACATCGGCGCGGCCGTACATTTCAGCCAGCGATGAGCCGCGGACGCGCTAAGCAGCGCGTGCTTTGCTGGAGTGGCCATCAGTCTTTCCTCCCTTAAATGTTGGCGCCCAGCGAGCGCAGGCAGTCAGCGAAGGACGCATACTGGTCTTCGCGGAGTAGCGTAATGGCGGCCACGCCGAAGTTCTGGAGTGCGTTGATGAGCGCGTCCATCTTCCCGGCGTCAACCAGCTTCGCACCAGCAAGGGACAGGTCATCCAAGGTAATGCGCTTTGCCGCCGTAGGCGCTTGCTGCTGTGCGGGAGCGGATGCCGCGGTCACGGTGGGGGTCACAGAGGCCACTACTGGCGCAACAGGCGCAGGGGCGGGAGCAGTCTGCACAGGCGGCTGAACGGGTGCTACGGGGGCCACAGGGGCTGCCACGGGCGCGACAGGCGCGGACGCCTGAACGGCAGGAGCTTCCTGCTTCACGGCTTCGACAGCAACAGGCTTCTTTTCGGCGATAGCCTGCGCAAGATTGTTGATGGCCTCAGTCATGCCGGGGATTTCAACGGTCACTTTAATCTCAATCATCTTTCAATTTGCCTCCTTGAGTCTTTTTCTCGGACAACCATGCTTCAAACCGCTGCTGATTTTCAGGATTCTCGTAGAAACGCCGAACAGCGTCAAGCAGGGTGGCGCACAGCACTCGCGTATCAGCAGCGGGCAGCAGAACCTCAGTCCTGCCCATCGTCATCAGCGGCTTCATGCTCCAGACGAGCCAGAGCATCCATGATTTTTTTCTGCGTCGCGCTGTCACCCTTTTTGCCGTGAAGCACGGTAGACAGATAGCTCTCCGTATAGCCGCACTCAGCGGCCAGCCGCTTACCAGTAATCTCGGCAGCGTGCATCCTGCCCACCACGTCGGCGATCCACTTATCTAACAAGCCCTAAACCTCCTTTGCAAAAAATTTTTTTATCTGGACAGTTGAAAAAATTTAACTCTTGCGGTATAATCAAATTGCCACACCTGATGTCACCGCTGAAAAGGCTCCTTTTTGCGGGGGCTTCCTTTTCGTAGCCAAATTTCTTTAGCTGTCGTTTGCATTATAGCGCAAGAAATTTAGCCTGTCAAGTGTTCTGGCAAAAAATATTTTGCTGACAGAGGAATTATAAATGACTTTCTATGAACGCTATGAGGCGCTGTGCCGTGTACGCGGCATCGAACCGTGCTCTCAAAGTACCGCTGAAAAGTTGGGGACAACCCGCTCTAACATATCTTACTGGAAAAAGGGTACGAAGCCGAATGTCGAAATCGTGCGCAGTGCAGCGACTATGCTCCAAACATCCGCTGACTATCTGCTGGGTCGTACTGATGACGATACGGATTACACAGTAGCGCAAAAGACAGGCCCGTCTCTGCCAGAGGATGTTACCACTATGCTTTCTGGGCTTGACAGCGCGGACCTCGAAAAAGTTATGATCTACGCCCGCGGTCTGCTGGACGGGGACAAGTATCAGAAACGCCGTCCGCGGTAAAGCAGGAAGTGCTTCTGGCAATGAAATAGAAAGGGGCAGACAATGAGAGTATCCGTAAACTTAAACGCACAAAAGCCGGATACCACGACAAACGCCGTCATTTATGCCCGCTACTCTTCCCACGGACAGACAGAGCAGTCCATAGAAGGACAGCTCGCCAAAGGGCATGAGTACGCGGCAGCGCAAGGATATACCGTCGTACACGAATACATCGACCGTGCCATGACAGGTCGAAACGATAACCGGGAGGCTTTTCAAAAAATGCTTTCCGACACAGGAAAGCATCAATTTCAGGTCGTTATTGTCTGGAAGGTTGACCGCTTCGGTCGCAACCGTGAAGAAATCGCGTTCAACAAACACACCTGCAAGAAAAACGGGGTACGGGTGGAGTACGTTGCGGAAAGTCTCCCAAACTCACCAGAAGCCGTTATTCTGGAGAGCGTACTGGAGGGTATGGCGGAATACTATTCCATCCAGCTATCACAAAACATCCGTCGCGGACAGCTTGAAAGCGCAAAAAAGTGTCAGTGCGTCGGGGGAACGGTCCCGTTGGGATACACGCTTGACAGTGACAAACATTTTGTTATCGACCCGCAGACCGCGCCCATTGTCAAAAAGATTTTCGACCTGTACGCAGAAGGAGCGACCATTTCGGAAATCACGGGTCAACTAAACGAGCAGGGGATTCGCACCGCCCGGAAGCAGCTATATACGAAAAACAGCCTGACAAAGCTGCTAAAAAATGAAAAGTACATCGGCATATACGCCTACAAAGACGTTGTGCGCGTGGAAGGAGGCGTTCCAGCTATCGTAGACAAAAGCACGTTTGACAGGGTGCAGGAACTTCTCAAGATAAACCGGCGCGCTCCGTCTCACACATGGACAAAAGTCGAATACCTGCTGACCGATAAGCTATTCTGCGGTCATTGCGGATCCCCGATGGTTGGGGAAAGCGGTTTCAGCCACACGGGCGCCAAGTACAGCTATTACGGGTGTATCAAACGGCGGAGAGAAAAAGCCTGTGATAAAAAGCCGGTGCGGCAGGACTGGATTGAGGCGCTGGTGCTGGACGAGACGGTGAAATTGCTACACGACGACGAGCTGATGGAGTACATCATAGACCGGACATGGGAGTATTACCAAGTCACCGATAAAGTGCAAGAAGAAAAAGCCGTGTTTGAAGCACAGCTTGCAGAAATAGACAAAGCCATAAACAACCTTGTGCGGGCCATAGAGGCGGGTATCTTCAACGCCGCTACAAAGTCCCGCATGGATGAACTGGACGCGCAGAAAGCCGCCCTGACCGCTTCTCTGGCCGATTTGGAGCTGACCTCCGGCATCCGCATCACGCGAGAACATATCGAGTACTTCCTCTTGCGGCTACGGGATCTGGACGTTAAGGACAGGGAGTGTCAGAAGCGCCTCGTGCAGACCTTCGTCAATGCCGTTTTCGTTTACGACGATGGACGCGTCAAGATCACCTATAACTATTCCGGTAAGTCGAGCACCATCACCCTCAACCAAATTGACGGCGCAGAAAAGGGAAAAGGGTTCGTATGCTGCTTGCCATGCTCCACTTCTTCACCGCGATTCCCAAGAGGAGTCGCGGCACTTTTTTTGTTTTGGGGAAAAATCGGCTGCGAATCAACTACCAATTTCAGCTGTTTTGTGCTATAATGGAAGCGAAAACGGCGGAGGGGGAACGGAAAATGAAAAAGCTGCTTGCTGTGTGCCTGACGGCGCTCGTTTGCTGGGTTTGCGCGGGGTACGCGGAAGAAACGCGGGTCGGCGATACGGTCATGTTCGGGCAATATGAACAGGATGGCAATCTTGATAACGGCAGCGAGCCCATTGCGTGGCAGGTGCTGGATGTGCAGGGCGGCAAAGCGCTGCTGATGAGCCGCTATGCGCTGGACTGCCTGCCGTTCCATGACGAGAAAACCGATGCCGTGTGGAATCAAAGCGCGCTGAATGCGTGGCTTCAGGCGGATTTTCATGCGGCGTTCACGGATGCTGAGTGGGCGGCGATTGCCCCGGTGACGCTGGCGGATACGGCGGCGGATGGGAATCCGGAATGGCAGAATACGGACGCTGAACCGGCGGAAGCACGCGTTTTTCTGCTCAGCTACGCGCAGGTGATGCAGTATCTTCCGGAACAGGAGCAGCGGAAAGTCAGCGGCACGGAATATGCCCGGTCACGGGGCGCGAAGTTTCTCGGCTTTACCACCATCGGCATCGGCGAAACGGACTGGTGGCTGCGCTCGCCGGGCAAGGAAAGCTACGACGCGTGCTTTCTGGATGTCCGCGGCGCGGTCGGGACGAAGTGCGTGACGGAAAAACTGGGGGTTCGCCCGGCGCTGTGGATGGACTTGTCCGCCGATCGCAATGCGTTCCCGTATGAACAGCAGGTTCAGGCAAAGCAGTTTGCGGAGCAGGGGGATTATGCCGAAGCCACCGCCCTGCTGGACACGCTGGGCGACTATGCGGGCAGCGCGGCGCTGGCGAAGGAGTACCGCTATCAGCAGGCGCAGGCGGAAGCGGCAAGCGGAAATTACGATGCCGCGATTGCCCTCTACACGGAACTTGCGGGTTATGCGGACAGCGACGCGCTTTGCCGCGCAAGCCGCTATGAAAAGGCAGTAGCGGCGCAGGAAGCGGGGGATTACGCGGGCGCAATGGCGCTGTTTGCTGACGCGGGACAGTACGCCGACAGCATGGCGCGCCTGCGCGAATGCTGCAAGCAGCAGGGCATATCCATCTATTACTTCTCGGAAGAGGCCGTAAATGCTGGGGTTGACACGGGCTATGCCAAGCAGGATACCATCAGCGGTGACGACAAGCACTTCGGCTGGCGGCTGGGAAGATTCTTCCTGACGGGCTTCACCCGCGTGACGGCGGACGAAAATCAGCAGCCTGTTTTCATCAAGACGCTGGGCGATTCTGTTACCCTGTGGTTTGATTTGGAGCAGGATATCGACGCGCTGAACGGCAACGCGCAGCTTTCTCTCGCGGCGGATGCGAACGGCTATGACCAGCAGTTCGGCATTCCCAAAACGAACTTCGGGCGCGGCACGCTGATTGTCCGCCACACGGATTATCAGAATGCTAAAAATGAACCGGCGGTTTACACGGATTATCTGCTGGCGAAAGGCACAACGGGCGCGAATACGCGGATTGTGCTGCACGAAGAGGGCGACTACGAGGTGGCGCTGGATTACGAGGTGCAGGACGGCGAGTTGACGCACATCACCAGCAAATTTGGCAATTACCGGATTTTCCTGCGCTTCTCCATCCGCAACGGCAACTGCATGGTCTACCCGTTTGACCTGCTGACGGGCGCGGAGCTGCAGAACACATCGGTCGCGGAGGCTGGATTCTCGCTGGATTTGGCGCGCTCGCGGTATCTGGACATCAACTTTCGGCGCGCGGTGCTGGTGGAAACGGCGAACGGCGTCATCGAGGATGAGCGCTTCAACCGCCCCGCGAAGGACGGCGACCGCTACACGCAGGAGGGCATATACACCATTTCGGTCAGCAACCGATACACGGGTGAATCCACAACAAAAACGATTTTCGTCGGCTCGCAGGAGCTGCTGGAGACGTATGTGCGCAACGGCTTCTCGCTGGAGCGCCTGAAATGAGGGGAATGCGGATGAAAAAGCTATGTTCGCTGCTGCTGGCGGGCTGCGCGCTGGGTGAAAGCGCACCGGAATTCCGCCGGATGGGGGATGCGGCGCTGCTGCCGTATCTGGAAAACAGCCTGTACGAACAGCTGGTGTCCGATTTGGACAGCAGCGACTATTTTGTGGAAAACGTACAGGCGGTGTACATCTCTCAGGAGTATCTGGACGAGCTGGCGTTCAACTCGCAGGAGAACGTTTACTTCGGCTATACGCTTTCTGAATTAAACGCGCAGTTTCAGGGCGAGAAGTACATCTTCACCCTTGGTGAAAACAACGAGACGGTCGCCGTGCCGTGGACGGACTACGATGATGCCTACGACCGCGTGATTCGCAACGTGGCAATCGGCACGGGCGTGATTTTGGTGTGCGTGACGGTTTCCGTTGTGTCGGCAGGCGTGGGCGCGCCGGCGGTCAGCATGATTTTCGCGATGGCTGCCAAAGACAGCGCTGTCCGCGGTCTGCTTGACGCGGCGAAATCGGGCGTGCCGGCGTTCATCGCGACGGCTGTCCGCACGGGCGACCTGCAGCAGGCGGCGCGCGAGGCAGCCTTGACGGGCAGCGAGGACTTCAAGTGGGGCGCAATCAGCGGCAGTATTTCGGGCGGCGTGACGGAGGCGGTCGGGCTGAAGGGCGCGATGCTGAATGGCTTGTCCATGAACGAAGCGGCGCAGATTCAGCGCGAATCGGGCTATCCGCTGGACGTCATCAAGGGCTTCCGGACGATGGAGCAGTACGAGGTCTGCCAGAAAGCGGGGCTTGTACCGAAGATGGTGAATGGCAAGATGGCGCTCATCCGCCAAATCGACCTCGATTTCGTGGACGAAAAGGGGCAGACGAACTTGACGCGGATGCAGAATGGCTTGGCGGCGCTTGACCCGGCGACGGGGGAGGCGTATCAGCTGCACCACATCGGGCAAAAGATGGATTCGACGCTGTCCATTTTGACGGAAGCGGAGCACATGCAGAACGGCAATAATCAAATTTGGCATTTGTTCGGAGAAGCATCGAAAATCGACCGCGGGGTGTTCGATAAGCAACGTGCAAGTTTCTGGAAGGACATGGCGGAACTGCTGCAAGGAGGATTCTAATGAAGACAATCGTTGACCTGCTTCGTGCGCAGCCGGCGTTTATTTCGGCAAAAGCCCCGACGGCGCAGGAGGTCACGCAGGCGGAGCAATCGCTGGGCGTGACGTTCGCTGCGGATTACCGCGATTATGTGGCGGCGCTGGGCGTGGCAAGCTATGAAGGGCATGAGCTGACGGGCGTGTGCCCCTTTCCGCGGCTGAGCGTCGTTTCAGTGACGCAGCAGGAGCGCGCGGCGAATCCTGCAATTCCATCGGCATGGTATGTGCTGGAGCAGACAAACATCGACGACCTTGTGATTTGGCAGGACGCATCGGGGGCGGTGTATCAGGCGATTCCGGGGCGTGCGCCGGAGAAAATCAGCACAACGATGGCGGCGTATATCGCGCCAAAAGATGAATAGGAAAAACGCGCGCAGTACGAAATGCCGGAAAAGTGATTGCAAAAGCGGCGTACATGCGGTATAATGGGTGCAAATCCACAAAAGAAAGGATGTGCTTTGCATGAAATGTCCACGCTGCCGCAGCCGTGACGTGCGGGTGGAGCTGGTTCGCGAACGCCGGGCTACGCGCCACAGCTTGGCGTGGTGGCTGCTGATTGGCTGGTGGATATGGCCGTTCAAGCTGCTGTTCCTGCCGGTGATTTGGTCGCAGGAGGCGGAGCGGAAGGGAAAGCGTCCGCCGCCCCGGCGCGACGAGATGGTGACAAGGAGCGTCGCGGTCTGCCAGCACTGCGGGCACCATTGGCGGGTCTGGTGAAAAGGGGGAGCACTTCCTGTTTTGAATAGCAAAAAACGCAGGGCATCGCCGTTTTGACGATGCCCTGCCTGTGTTTACTTCATCAGGTTCATGCCGATCTGACGGCCGGATGCCAGCGCGTAGCCGACACCGGAGCCGGAAGAGTAGGCGTAGGCGTACATCTCGCGGTTCGAGGTCTCGCCGCCAGCGTACAGGCCGTTAATGACCGAGCCGTCCTCGCGCAGGACTTGGAAGTCCAGATTCGTCTTTACGCCCGCAATCGTGCCGCCCGTGCAGACGTAGATGCGCACCGCGTAGTACGGCGCCGCGTCGATGGCGGTCAGGTTGGAGGCGCCCTTGCCGAATTCGGTGTCGTTGCCCGTCGCGCAGGCGGTGTTGTACGTTTCAACGCTCTTGACCAGCGTGTCCGCGTCCACGCCCATCAGCGCGGCAAGTTCTTCGATGGTGTCCGCCTTGACGACTTCGGTGCCGTCCACCGCCGCATCCAGCAGCGCAGCGCCCGCGAATTTGCTGTCGCCCAGCGCCCACGCGATGCCGTCTTCCGTGCGGCTCAGCGCGACGGTCGCCTGATAAGGCATGTAGCCCTCGTTGAAGAAGCGCTGCGCCTTGCTGTTGACAACCATGCGCCCCCACAGATTCACGGACATGCAGAAGCCCGCGATGCTGCCGTTGCGGCTGGTCGATCCAAGGGTGATGACATAGGGGTCGTTGTAGAACACGCCGCCGACGTCAAGCGCCATCTGCATCCCGTCGCCAGTGTCGCCCGCGCCCGCGGTGGTCAGGTCAATCCAGTCGGCGAACTGCGGCAGGTACTCGCGCATCATGGGTTCGCTCGCCGCGAAGCCGCCGGTCGCCAGCACGACGCCGCGGGAGGCGTACACGTCGTAGGAACCGCTTGCGTCCTGCACGGTCGCGCCGATGACGTCGCCCGCGTCGTTGGTCAGCAGCTTCGTGCCGGTCGTGCTCAGGCGAAGGTCAGCGTCGTGATTTTTCAGCCAGTCCACCATGTGGTCAATCAGCATGTAGCCGCCTTCGGGGTCAGCCGCGCCGGTTTCGCTGTCGATGACGTAATCCGGCACCTGATAGCGCCCGTTGGGGAAGAAGGGGTAGGTCACCCAGTGCGCAACGCCCTCGTCCTCCAGCCAGTTGACCGTTTCGCCAACCTGCGTGAAGTAGTTGCTCACGCGCTCGTAGGTCGGATAGCCGGGGTCTTTGCCCAGCACGCCGATGTCCGAATCGGAGGATGCTTTCCACTCCTCCAGCCAGACTTCGCTGTTCGGCTCCAAGCCGATGCTCTGCGTGTAGTAGGTGTTTTCCGCCGCGACGACCGCGCCGGATACGGACGTAGAGCCGCCGAAGCGCGACAGCTTCTCGACCACCATCACGTCCTTCGCGCCGCTGTCCATCGCGGACATGGCAGCCCCCGGACCCCGGCCCCCCCCCCCGCCGGCCCGCCCCCTCACACCTCGCCG